AACACTTGATAAAAATAAACGCATAAAGTTCCAAAACAGAGAAGGATGGAAGAAATAACGATTTACGAATTTCAATTAAAAACGATAATAGAAGCGTTGAGATTGACAAAGAATATTTATGTAAACAACAAAGATGGTGATGAAACTTGCTATGATAGACAGGTAAAACAAGCGTATTTGTTTGCCGAAAATGCATTAAAAGGCGAGAAAGATAAGAAAGTTGATTATATGGGCAATAAGTAGTTATTACTTACAACGCTTACTATATGGTTAGTAGCGTTGATTTAGCACGAAGTAAGTAGAAATACACAAAGATTAAATTTAAAAATAAAAATTATAAACAAACAGAAAACTAAGCTATTAATTATATAGATTGTTAGCATTAGTTTTCGCTACAAAAAACAACAAATTATGATTACAAAATTAAAAGTTAAAAGTGTTAGTTATAACGGACATCAAACAGGAAGTTTAGAAATGGGTCTTGACTTTGCTTGCGACTATGTGGAAGTTGGTAAAGCACAACACCGAACAAAAAGAATGGTAGTTCACATAAAAGAACATACACCTTCTAATGGATTAGAAAAACACTTTGTAGATATTATGTTTGAAGATGGAGGAATGACAAGAGTTTTTAACTTAACTGAGATTGAGTATTCAAATTAATACTAACGAATAGTATATATTGCACGATTAATTAAAGATTGTTTACCTTTGCATTAAAATCAATATTATGAGAATAAATGACATAGTAAAAATTAAAAGCACTGGAAGAAAAGGACGGATAATCTCTATTGTTGAAGGTACGGTTACCCATATAAAAGACATTGAAACGGGAGAAGTTCTAAATGTAGTAAACGAGATAGTTACCTTAGTGGGAATCATAAAAAGCATTATAAGATTTGTATTTAGTATCTTCGGCAAAAAAAGATAACAAATGGAATTAGCTAAAATCATAACAAAAGAAGATAATCCAAGATTTATAACAGATGAAAAATTAGAAAGTCTAAAAAGGTCCATTAAGTCGTTTGAAAAAATGATGGAATTAAGACCTATGGTAATAGATGAAAACAACATCTTGTTAGGTGGCAATATGCGTCATAGAGCCTTAACCGAACTTGGGTACAAAGATGTACCTCCCTCATGGATTAAGCAAGTCAAAGGGCTTACAGATGATGAAAAAAAAGAATTTATAATCAAGGACAATGTAGGGTTTGGGGAATGGGATTGGGACATTCTGAATAATGACTGGGAAACCGTGTCTTTATTAGACTGGGGGTTAGATGTTGTTTCTTTTGTAGACACACCAAAAGAGGTTAGAGATTTGAGCCCACATTTGAATGTTGAGTATAAAATTATGATAACGGTAGATTCCGAATCCGACCAAGAGGAATTATATGATGAATTAATCAAAAGACAATACAGATGCCAAATTTCGACTTTGTAAAATCAACCGACGTAAAAAACACCTTTAGAGTGAAATCCATAAAAGGAACTTTTGATATTGATAAGGATAAAGTAAGTCATGTATTTAAAGGGAATTTAGACATTGAAGATAAGGAATGGAACATAGGTGTAATTGTAGGGAGCTCGGGTACGGGAAAAACTTCTATAGCAAAGCAATGTTTTGGCGAATTTGACATCCATAAATATTCCAGTGGAGCAATAATTGATGATATGCCCAAGACCTCTTCGGTAAACGATATTGCCAAGATGTTTAACAGTGTTGGTTTCGGTAGCCCCGTGTCTTGGTTGAAACCATATAATGTATTAAGTAATGGGGAAAAAATGCGAGTAGATTTGGCTCGGAGTTTAATGTCGGAAAAGGAGATTATTTTATTCGATGAATATACAAGCGTGGTGGATAGAGATGTAGCTAAGATTGGTTCTTATGCTACCCAAAAAGCGATCAGAAAAAAAGGAAAAAAGTTTATTGCCGTATCTTGTCATTTTGATATTGTCGAATGGTTAGAACCCGACTGGATTTATAACACCGACGAGGAACGGTTTTTTTTTGTCCGAAAGAATACAAAAGACCAAAAATTGATTTACAGATATTCCACATTGTCAATAACTCAAGCGAGAAGCAAAGAATTTGGAATGCCCTTGGGAAATATCATTATTTAAGTGATACTTTTAATAAGGCGGCAGGAATTTTTGTGATTTATGATGATAATGATATTCCGATTGCGATGTTTAGTTATTTGCATTTTCCTCACCCGAAATCCAAGAATATAAAAATGGGACATAGGACGGTGATCAATCCTAATTATCAAGGGATCGGAATTGGGAATAGGTTAATTGAGTTTGGAGCAAAGGATTTACTGAAAAAAGGGTTCAGATATTTAGCCACTACCTCTAGCCCTTCGATAATAGCATATAGAAAGCAAAGTGATAAATGGAAATGCACCAGAAAGGGATATATTGGAAAGTTGGGAAAGACTTCAAAAATAGCAATGGCTAAATCCTCAAGTCGATACACAACCTCATGGGAATTTATAAATAACAACAATGAAAACAAAGAAAGCTAACAAGATAATTGGAGCCATAGATTCAGATAAATTCTATATAGTTACGGCAGATGATAAAATAAAGAACATCTTACCTTTGCCTATAATAACTTTAAGTTCTGGAACTTGTCATATCAATCCAAAAAATGACATAATTGCAGCACATGGAATTAATGCATTGAGTGTAGCCGAATATGTAATCGAAAATATACTCTTTTTATTAAAACAAAGAAAAGGGCATAACAGATCATTCAGTGGCTTTAATCTTAATGAGTACACGTTCTGTCTAATAGGGTACGGAAGTATCAACAGAAGGCTTGAAAACATACTTAAAGCGTTTGATTGCAGGGTGGTAGTAGTGCAAAAAGTTACAGATCAGAAATTTATGTTTGAAAAGAAGGATATTTTAATTCTTGGATGCGCTCTAAATAAAGACACAAAGGATTTCCATAAGCGAATAATAACCAACCCTCATATGGTTGTGAATATTTCAAGGGATGAAGTGTTTCCAATAATGGAATTGAGAAAAACGGGTTGCTTGATCATTAGTGATAATTCTAAATTTGTAAGCAAAACAAAAAAACAAGTTCTAACCAATCATATTGCAGGGCGAACCAAGACAGTAAAAAAGCAATTAAAAAAACATGTTAAAAAAATTATTGAATCGGAATAAATTCATATTTATAGATAAAAGGAAAAAAGAAAGTTGTGTGCTTATCTCGGCAGGGGCAGGAATAGGAATGGCATGCATGGATATATTAAATTACAATGTCTATTTTAATGAGTACAACAACATCAAACAAAACAAAAAAGATATAGACATAATTACCAATACACATAAGACCATTTACATATTATGGTTATCGATCACTAAAGCAAGTGAGGTAATAGAATTTTTGACAATAAAAAACGGCACCCCAAAAAATGCATTTGTTTATTTAAGAGGGAACGCGACAGAAGATGAAAAAAAAATAATTTCAGAGTTGGGATATATTGTGGTATCTTCGCTTAAAGTATTAGAAAAGATATAAGGAACAAGGGGTAGGTTTTTGATCGGGTGATTTTTGTTGTTATTTGTTAATCGATTGATTTCCATTCCTACCCTTTTCTTTTTAAAAAAAACATATAATGTTAGATAAAGATTCTAAACGAACTGAACGGAATAAAAAAGCTATGTTGGAAGCCCTTGAGAGAACATTGGGGGTAGTTACGTCCGCAGCTAAAAGCATAGGAGTAGGAAGGACTCAATTTTACACTTGGATAAAAGAGGATGAAGAATTTGAGAAGGAAGTTCGGGATATTGAAAACATCGCTTTGGATTTTGCAGAAAGCCAATTACATAAACAGATCAAAGATGGTGGAACCGCTGCAACCATTTTCTATCTAAAAACCAAAGGAAAAAAGCGTGGTTATGTCGAGCGAACGGAAACAATAGTAGCGGCAAAAGTCAACCTAGATAATGCAGACCTTCCCGATTGGTTTAATGATTGAATATAAACATCCAAATTTTGAATTTCTCAAAGAAAATGTACCCAAACAAAGGGTCACATTATTGCAAGGTTCTACCCGATCAATGAAAACATGGGATACAATCTACTATATCATATACTTATGCAAAAAGCACAAGGGAATGGAAATTGATATTGTTAGAGATACATACACCGCATTAAAGGCAACCGTATGGAAAGATTTCAAAGCGGTTCTTTTGGCTCATGGGTTATATGATGTAGACAATCACAACAAATCCGATCATATTTATTTATTAAATGATAACGTCATATCCTACTATGGTGCAGATGATCCCGATAAGATTCATGGGCGATCAAGGGATATACTTTGGTGCAATGAAGCCCATCAACTAAAAAAGGAAACTATTGATCAGTTATTTCCTAGAACCCGATCAAGAATAATAGGAGATTATAACCCTGCTTTGGGGCTTGATCACTGGCTAGACCCGTACATAGAAAAGTTTCCACCATTGATAACAACATATTTAGATAATCCATATTTAACCAAATCTCAAGTAGAAGACATTGAAAGCAGAAAAGGAGATAAATATTGGTGGGCGGTATACGGTACGGGTCAGCGATCGGTAAGGGCAGGGGTAGTATTTCAGAACTGGGAGATAGGATCGTTTGATGAAGACATATTTACCGTTGGCTACGGGCAAGATTTTGGGTTCAATCCCGACCCAACTACATTAGTGAAGGTTGCAGTTGATAAACAGAATAAAAAAGTTTATATAGATGAACAATTCTATAATGCCAATGAACTAAAAACCGAAGAGATATATCAAATGAATAAATCTCATATTGATAATCCAAATTCATTAATTGTTGCAGATTCAGCGGAGCCCAGATTGATCACTGAAGTAAATGAGAAAGGATTAAATATCATAAGGGCTAAAAAGGGTGCAGGGTCAGTACTTTACGGAATAACAAAATTGAATGAATATCAAATGATCGTTACACCCGAATCCAAAAACACAATTAAGGAACTTTCTAAGTATGTTTGGAATAATAAGAAGGCAGGGATTCCCATCGATAAACATAACCATATAATTGATGCGATCAGATATATATTTACCAACTTGATAGGGGAGGAAAATCAAATATTCCAATACGGTCATGGGCAGGATTATTTGATATAGTGAAATAAATGGTTAACTTTACATTGTCATAGATTGAAGATTGGTTCGGGGTGGGGTACGTTTCAAGTATTCCCACCCTTTTTAGATTCAGAAATAAAACAACAAATAATGATTATAACAATTTCCTTTCTGCTTGCTATATTATTATTATCATTTGGAGTAATCATTTACTCCGCAGAAAACACGAATGGTGATGTGATTAATAATGGAATTGACCCCGTACAAATGGCATTAATTAGAAATCAATTAAGGCAGGACGAATATCCCGAGATAAAAGAGGACCCGTGGCTTAAAATGTCATATACTGAAAGAATAAAGGAAATGGCTAAAATGAAACGAATAATCAAAGGGCAAAATAGAGAAATCAGAAGGCGAATGATGGCTAACGTAATAAAGGAAATAAAATAATATGTCAGTATTTACTTTCATTTGCTCACCAAATGCATCATAAATGTTTATATCAGAAGTAAAACACAACAAGAAAAAAAAGCGTACTTATGTGGCTATTGAGCTTGATGTTTTTCATTGTAGATTGAATTTACATGTATTATCTAAGTTTAAAAACTTACCTAAGAAGCTGACAGATACAGTGGATTTAAACGCAATAAAACACGCTGGAGGATTTGTTGACAAAGAAATTAGGAATTTCGAGACAGAAATGGTCTTGAAGCCTGACATTGGCGCTGGAGATTTAGCTCACGAATGCAAACATTTTATGAATACTGTCTACATGCACATAGGGCACAGAACAGATGCGGACAATGATGAGATTGAATGTTATTTGCTAGGACATTTTATTGACCTAGTTACTCAGAGTGTTAACGATCACAAAAAAAAGTTTAAAATTAAGTAAGTTTATAACCAATAAAAAATAACATGTCAGTATTCACAGATATGGTAAACAAATACTCAAAGATCGCAAAAGATTTGCCTGCCATTAGATTGAAACTGGCTATTGATGCAGCGAATGATGGGTTAGCATTGGTTGTTGAGCGATTACAAGAACATGGAGAGGGTGCAGAAGGGCAGAAATTTGAACGATATTCAGAAGCTATGATGCCATATTGGTTAATCAATCCAAACAACTACAAAGGGGCAGGAAAAGTAGCTAGGTTTAAGAAAAATGCAGCGGCTAAAAGAAACAACGGATCGTATCGAGCATTAAGACAAGCCTATGGATTGCCGACTAACAAAAGAACCTTTACCTTTGAGGGCGATATGTTACTATCTTTGGAGGTATTTGTGGAATCGCATACCGAAGGAAAAACAACGGTTGTTACAAAATCAAGAAGCCGAGAGGAGCAAGATAAAATAAATTGGAATTCGGGCATGGTGGATTCTAATATATTGAGTTACAACAAAGAGGAAATAGAATTCATTTCTCAAGCTAATTTAAAACGAGTACAAAAATTATTAGAATGATCAAAAATCTAACGACCCTAAACACGGCAATAGAAAATTCTTGTTTAATTGAAAATTGGGGGAAGGAATGTATTAACAAAACAGATCAAGAAATCCCCTATGGCATCGGTGTATCGGATGGGCAGGAAAACATATTTAGTTCAAACGATTCTTTCACCACTTCGGGATATATGTATTTGGATGATTTGCTAACCACAGACATCAATGGGCAGCTTGGATATCAAAAGAATATAATCATAAATGTATTCCAAGCGAAATCTAACGAATTGATGGATAGTTATCAAACGGCAATTGATTTGCATCAATATTTGACACAAAGGAAATACGATGTACGCATAAGCCTAAATAAATCGGTCAAATGTGAATTTTGTTATTTTGCTTTTTTGACGGTTAATCTAAGAACCTTCCCAACATGTTTGTAAAAAAGAAAACTTTGGAAATTGTCTTAGCCACTCTAGTAAAGGAGATTGATATTTTGAAAGAAAAAATAAAGGTTCTCGAAGGGCAAAAGGCAACTCAAGATACTAGAAGTGGAAGATGGCTTGAGTATCTTGATCAGCCATTGGATGTGGGCTTAGATGTGAAATCCTGCCCTTTTAATTGTAAATGTAAAACAGCAAAAGAATGTACTTTCAAATTGGGTTAATTTTATTTGCAATTTTGGTCCCATGCTTGATTGGGTTGTCTTGGCATATCTTGATCAGAAGGGGAGGGCTACTTCAATGGGTATCGCAGCGAATAAATACGAATATAAGAAACGAAACGATTAGAAAAGGGCTGCAATGTCCGTATTGTATATCTTTTCACATCTCGGTTCTAACGGCTTTATATTTTGGATTGATGTATTCATGCGTACTATGGGCGGTAAGTCCTCTAGTATCGCTAAATATCGCTTATTTAGCATATTATCACCTATATGACAACATCAACAAATGAAAGATAAAAAAATACTGGATAATTTGATCGTAATAGCCAACCCGTGTAAATTAAATGGTGACGAAATAAAAGACTCAAAAAGATTGGTTTGGAAATTAGACGGTAAAGTCATTCTTAAAAATCCATCATAAAAAAATAACATCAAATGAAAAAATCAATAGTAGATTGGGAGAATAGAATGATACACGGTAAGAGTGGTAAAATATATCACATAGCCCCTGAAAAAATTGCATCAAAATTGTGGGCACAGTATCAAATTAGGGGATCACTTTTAGGACTCAATACTTCATTGGAATCTATACTACTTAGAATCAAGGGCGCTATCGACCATTTAAGGACGGGAGAGGAGAACGCTCAAGGGAATGCATCCAACGCAATAATAGAATTGGAGAGCATCAAAAAAGGATTTAAAGATTTCAAGGATAATGAGTACAATGCAGTATTGGAATTTCTATCTATATTTTGCAAGTCAGAAGGGGAGCCAATGGATAAAAATGATGAATCTATAATCCGTAGAAAATATGAAGATTGGTCAGAAATTCCACAGGCAGACCTTTTTTTTTTATCTCAAATGTCAATACCATCGTACAGCAAGCACTTAAAGGAGCAAACGGCGAGCGAGAAGTTGATAAAAAGCGAGTAATTTACAAACCGTTAACCCATGAGGAATTGGAAGCGGAAAATGAAAAGATGTTGATGTATGCTAAAATACGATCACAATACAATATAGAGTACATAAATAAAATGCCTATCTTTGAGTTAATTCCCTTAATAAGAATGCTTAAAGAAATCAAACAAACAAGTAATGGCTAAAGGATTTGATAGAGTGGCTAGATGTTCAATTTACACTCAAATATTTTACGGTTACGTTTTAGGTAGACAAGCAATTGACCCTAACGTGGCAATTTACAAAATGGCAAAGGAATTTATAAGAGATCACGATCTTGAAAACGTACTGGATGCAAAGGTAATTAATGTCAGTTTTATAAAGTTTGCCTATCTATTAGGAACCACAGAAGGCAAGCATAAGAAAAACTAGGTCGTGTTTAGGATTTCGCAATCATCGACCAACCCATCCTTCTTAAAAGAGGGGTGGGTTAATTCGTTTATTTGAACTATAATAAATACCAACATTCCGCATTTATGTTAAATTTTGCAATATAATAAAAGATAAAATGGATTATATCGAATTTTTAGAAGCACAAATATTAAGGGATGGTGTTAACCCAAAATTGACTAAGGCGATAAGCGATGCTAGATTCCAAAAGGCGGTTTATACTGGGCTTAATCAAGATTATATTTTGGAGCAATATAGAGTATTGGAATCCGAGCCACAAAAGGCGCAAAGAAAGCGAATAACAACAACTAGAACAAAGCACACCATTCGACAAGCGGAAAACGTCATTTCTCAATTAGAGGTGATGGATAAACCTAGCATTAATGTAATTAATGAAAGTGAGAATATTGCGGAGGATTTGATGTCATTCATAATTAAGGAAAACATCAATGATCTTGCCTTTGATTTTGTTTCCTATTACAATATGACAGATGCCAATGCCTTTGTTACTTGTGGAGAAAATGAATTTGAGGAAATCGAATATAAGGTGATTGGGGTAGAAAATTTATATGATTATCGAATAGTAAATAAACAATTGAAATTGGTGATATTTCAGCTACCAAGAAAGTTAGAAAGTGGACTTACTGTTAATGATTACAAAATGTACACAAAGGACTCGGTTGTTTCTTATGTTAATATTCAAGGAACGGAAATCGAAGGCAAACAAACGGTAACCATAGAGGGAAACACATTTGTGGTAGATAAGATAGATACCCAAATGATGTACGCATTTAGACTGGGGTACATTGATGATATGTCAAACAATCAAGAAACATGCGTTTCCATTTTGGACGCGGCAAGCGAGTTATTGAGATCACTAATTTGGCAGGGTTCAGAGTTGGATGTGATCGATGGAACGCAAGGGGTGGTGAAGCAATTTGCCTATGCCAATAGATGCCAATACAGAATCAAAACGGATGAAGGAGTTAGTGCTTGCGTTGGTGGTGTGATGAACATACATGGCACCCCATCGGGCGGCATTTGTCCTAAGTGTTCAAACGGGTTACAAATCCATACATCTTCGCAAGATATTGTACACTTCCCTTTTCCTACTGGCGATGCGCCATTGCCCGACTTGTCAAAGTTGACCCATACGGTTTTTGTTCCTACTCACATATTGGATTATAAACGGGCTTATCTTAGAGAAATTAAGGATGATATTATCAAAACTTTTTTCAATTCATCCATGGTTACAAAAGATGATCATAATGTCACGGCTACAGAAAAAAAGATTGATCTTCAGGGGATTTATGCCACATTGAATCAGATCGGAAAACAAGTTAGTAAATGTTTCATATGGATGGTTAGATGTGCATCCTATATCCATCACAACAAAGATAGTGATGTAATACACGGGTACACTTTAAATTTAACTTTGGAAGATGTATTTTCTTTATCAGAAAAAAGAAAGGCACTACTGGATTCAAATGCTCCAAATATTTTATTAAAAGCAATTGATATGGCAATGATACAGAAACAAATGATGGGGAGTCCGGTCTATATTGCAAGATATGGAATATGGGAATCATTCAGACCATTTTCGGGGAAACCTCCGATGGAAATACAACAAATTTTGGCAACTATACCCAACACATATAGAGACAAAATTCTGTATAACTTCTTTGATCAAATTAAGGCGACAATAGAAAGGGAGCAGGAAGATATATTTTACAAAGCGGATTCAAATGGGCAACTTAAAATAATAGATTCCGAGATTGAAAAAATAAGAGTTCAATTAAATTCCGAATTATCAAGCGCAGAAAGGGTGGATTTGAAAGATTTGTAAAGTAAAAAAGTAGATGGATAAGATAATTGATTTACTAATAAGAGGAACCCGATTGAAAACGGGTAGATTGCAAAAATTCCTATTCGATTTCCTTTTGGATTACTTGGTTGACAATTTGTTTGTTGATGATAATGTAATTGAATATTCCGAATCAAACATAAAGGCGGTTGCAGGAATAGATAATAGACTAAATAATAAGTTGAAAAAATCTATTGAAGAAATAGACAAAGGGATAAAAAAAGGAATCGAGGAAGTGATGAATGAAACGGTATCCGAAACGCTCGGAGAATCCAAATCTATCATTCCCGAAGCGATCACAAATAAAGTTTTGAGCCATGCTAATAAAACCGTGGATTCTAAGATCAGCCTAGAAGCGGCTTACGTCGAAATAAAAGGCGCGATACTTAGCGAGTTATCAAGTTACGAAGGGACCTCGCTCAAGACTCTTAAAAGTGTACTAGCCGAGAAGATAAAGGGCAGGAATCTAATAAATAAACACTTTGACAGATGGACGGGAGATATTTATTATCAATACCAACGGGCAACGGCAAACGAGGTTAGAAAAAAGCTAGGATATAGATTTGCTATATATCAAGGAGGATTAATTGCTACCTCCCGACATTGGTGTGGAGTTCACAATAATACCGTACTCCATGAGTCGGAAATTGAATCATGGTTTAATGAGGAGTGGCAAGGGAAAAACGAAATAAATTACAATCCGTTTTATGATTGCGGTGGGTATAATTGTAGACATAGATGGCGATGGATTACCGACGAACTAGCATTTTTTAAAAACCCCAAATTGGAACAAAAATATGGATCGCCATAATTACACATTAACAAACGGCAGAATGATTTCTATAGCAACGGGAATCATATTAGAGTTTATGGAACATGATCAGTATACGGTAATAAAAACATCGATAGGCGAACATGAGGTCATGGAATTGTTTGATGAAGTGAAGGAAATTGTAAGGGCTTACGATATTAGATTATGGGCTTTGGAAAACTAACATATAATGAAATTAGACGTATCAAATATTGGGATTAATTATCTAGGTGAATTTAAGTTGACCAAGAGTATCAAAAACAATTTTATTATTGAAAAGATGGAAAGTGATGTTTTGCTACTCAATTCTGATCATAAATATATGGTTGAGAAGGCGGTTCAAGGTGAAGACAAAGAAACGGGAACTATCCAAAAAGATTGCGGAGTTGGTTCTTTTGATAGGGATGTATTTATTAAGCATAATGAGGGTGGTTTTGAATTAAGAAAATGCGAAACAAATAAAACAATCTCAATAGTAAATGTCCTCGATTGTATTTCAAACAAAAATATTAACATATTTGATTATGTTGCTACAGATACAAATACGATACAAGGAACGGTGGAAAGAATCACCTTTCAATTTCCTGCACCACAACCCGCTGGTGATATAGTGGCTCAATTTTATAATGCCCCGTATACATTTGAAGATATTCTAGCCCTCTTGCCGATTTGGAATACGGCTTCAGTAGGGTACGTCTTAGAAAGTGGAGATATAAGTGCAGAGTTGGAATTATTTTTAGAGCCTCAAGGTCAAGTGGAAGAATATTTAGGGCATCGAATTACTGGGTATATCTCATTTGTAAGAATTACTTCACCAACAAAATTATCCGATGATTGGATTTATCACCCTGCCGCGGACAATTACTATCTAACATCACTAAAAGATTCGGTTTTCTCTTTAAAGGAAACGATACAAAGAATTAATCTTGATGGAGGGAATACCGATGATTATATCGGTAAAAAATATACAGCAGGAAAGAGTGGGTTATATGACTCTTTATCCATAAGTAATACCATCCAATTGAATGCCGTACTGGAAGGCATTTTTATGTGTACTGGAAAAACATTAGTAAGTAACTTTTTGGGAATCAATGCAGATGCAACGGCACCGAATAATTCATATTATGAATATGGAACAAATAATTTACATTCATTAAAGATTGTGCAGTCCTATGATATTATCAAAGCGGATGCAGAGCAAGATTCCTTCGATAAAAGTGGCGATATTTTGGTTAAAAAATTACTGGGGGATTTGTTTAAAGTTCTAAATATGATTTTAGTAGTGGACGGTTCTAATATTAGGATAGAACATAGAAGTTATTATTACAATGAAGGAATTGATTTGACCGGTACAAGTTATCAGCTTTCTAAGTTGGAAATAAATAAAGACCGTATAGATTCAGAGACTTGGTCATTTGCTCAAGAAACACCTAATTTGGGATTTCATTCTTCCACTATTGTTTATGATACTAATAATGTATACGAGGAACCAAACGAGGTTACATATTCTAGTACTCTTTTTATTACGGACGTTTTTGGATTACTAAATGAGGAAACTTTTATACAATCTCAATTTGAAAAATTATTCTTTTTGTTGTCTACGGATGGCTCAAATGTAATTGGATTAAATAGAGCGTTATCTATGTCCGAAATTGTTCAGAATTTACACACTGTACAACGTCCAATGAAACGAGGATTAATAAATGATGTTATATTTGATTTTCAAAGTTATTCAATAGGGTTCACTGGGTCTATAAAACTAGATAGTACTTTGCTATCATATGACATAATTAAGCCGCTTATGAGCGCAAAAACAGATCAAGGAACATTCTTAATTGAGGAGATAGAAATGAATGAAAATAATGAAATGGTATTAAAAATAAAAAAATGATTGATTTAGGAATACATAGCCCGTTTGAATATGTCGAACAGAGAAAAGATGTTGATGGAAGTTTAGTTTATAAATTGGAGTCCATAAGCATAAAATTAACCGCACTTGCTACCGAGGTTTTGCTTATAAATGTAGACTCGGGAACGCAAAACGTAATGACCTTAAATAATTATACTCATACCATTGGGGATGATACGGTGAAATCTTGTTTAGTTACGGGAGTAATTCCTGCCACGGGTTCTTATTATTTGAAAATATCGGGAACTTCTAAGGGGGCAACAAGTGTGGTTTATTCAGATGGGATAATCCAAAAAAGCACCTGCAATTTAGAGATACAAAGTGCCAATAGTTGTTCAGATCAATATTACGATTGGGACAGTAATTCGGCTACTTCAATTATTAAAGTAGCCCAATATTCAGATTTGGAAACATCTTACAAAGATGAAAAAACAACGGTCTATGGATCGAACGGTGCAAAAGACATAATACAACGACAAATAAAACGGATGGGGTTTGAATTTGTGGCTCCCACTGGATGGATTAATCAACTTAATGGAATAAAGGCAAATGATACAAATGCCATTAAAGATTTTAATGGTAATGTCATTTTAATAAAAAATATTGAAATCGAATTTGAGAAAATAGGAAATGGGAAATATTCTAAATTTATATTTACATACGAATATGATGATTACACTGAAGGAAGTACATGTTGTGAAATATTCAATATCGATACTTTAGCAAGCCCCGACTATGTAGGAGGTGGAACTTGTGGTTTGTTTGCAGTAACCATAGGAGAAGCCGCAGGGATTTTAACACCCACCCCAACAGATGCTCCCGTTGGAACCGTAACATATCGATGGTTTAAGAATGGAGCATTTATATCAAGTGCAGGAACTTTGGCAATTACGGATAGTGGTAATTATAAGGTAGAAGCAAAGGTTGATCAATGCGTGGTTAATTCTACTTATTATTCTCCCGATGAATGTGCTTTATTTCTACTTCAAACAACGTTGGTTAATAATACGATTGATGCTGCGGTTTCTAATATTCCCGATGGTGAAAGTGTTACATATTCAGTAAAGAAAGATGGAACGGAAGTATCAACGACATTACCATACGTGGCTACGATCTCGGGAACATATTTTGTGGTAGCAACGGCAGGGAATTGTAATCAAACAAAAGGACAATATATTAACATTGTTGTACCAACCGCAGATTTCACAATTTCAATTACTCAAGCCGATGGAATATTAACAGCCGTAACAGATGCGGTCAGTCCAGTTTATCAATGGGAATTGGAGGTGTTTAATGCAGCGACGGGAACGACCTCGAGGTCAATAATAGGAACGGATGCTACTCAAGTACTATCGGGTTCGGGAATTTATCATTTGACAATAACTTCGGGTTTAGAATCCAAGATTGATCAATATTTATTCCAAACGGGATTGAATGTAAATGTTACAAATATAACCGACATATCAAATGCTAGTGGCTCAATTCAAACGATAACGGGAGTAACTGGGAATTCATTCGCTTTAGATTACGATTCTAGTAGATGGATATTATTTAGAAATGGAATACAAATGACTTTTAAAGAGGGAATTGCCGCAGGTTCTTTAGATGTGAATGATTATGATGTGGTTGCAGGAAATTTAATAACGAGCTCGGTTTTTCCATTAGTGGTTGCAGATATAATCGAAATCAAACCAGTATAACAAGTAAACAAGTAAACAAGTAAACAAGTAAAAATATGAATATGAAAAGAATAATACCAATATTGATTTTAAGCATGGTAGCGACCTTTAATTCCTTTGGGCAAGTACTTAATCAAGTGAAACGATCAGAGGTGGTAAACGCTATGCCAGTAGCTACAGAGCAAACAATTATAGGGTCAGATACAACCTACATGCAGAAGTATAGTTTTTTAGAAATTAGAAATGATAGTTTTTGTATCGTTAATGGGGATTGTTTATTATCAATACCACAGCTAGATACAACATACATTTACAACGCTATAGATGCTAATTGTGTAGGGTTGGTTTATGACAAAGGAAGTCCAATTGGTATTGGTAGTGAATGTGACACTATATTTTTAGATAAAAAAGAATATGGAGGTTTGTCGAATGTTTATAATATTGGTAATTTTGAATATGATGGAGATACTATTTTATCTTCTGTTTTTATTGAATTAGGGGAAGGATTAGTATTTTTATTGGGTGACGGCAAAGAGTCATCCCCATTTGAGTTCGCGTTGGATTTAACATTAAATGATTCAGAAACAATAGATTTCACCCAACAACAAACAGCAATATTCACAGCAGAGGTAGATACCTCTATAATTGCAACACAAAATTATGTAGGCAGTAATGGCGACAATCTAGGAGACCACATAGCCACCGAAAACATTCAAATGAATGATAACTACCTAAGTAATGATGGTGGAGACGAAGGGATAAGAATCAATGATAGCGGGAATGTAGGAATAAATACAACAAACCCAACAGCTAGGTTTTTTGTTAATGGAGAGATGGATACGGACTTCCCAGAAGACTCAGGACTCAGGAATGTATCTTGGGGGGATGGCAATTTGACAGCACAAACAACAGGTACAGAGGTCTTCGCATTTGGTAGTAACAATGGTTATACAGGGGTTAATAACTTAAGGTCGTTTCTAGTAGGTACGGAAAATTTGCCAGTGGCTAGCCAATTCTCATATAGTTTTGCCGTGGGCTGGAAAAACAATAAATTCAATACATCTGGAAGTTTTTATAATTTCTTTTTGGGGCTACAAAATGCCGAGGATGCACAAGGTTTGGAATATTCTTTCTTTTCTGGAGCACTAAATGCACAACAAGCAACGGCTGCAAGTTATACCACACTACTAGGAAGGGGACATTTTCAAAATACAGTGAATAATATTCCTTATAATTTCGCATCCGGAAGGGAGCATTTTATCAACGCTACCGATGTTGATTATTCCTTTGTGACAGGATTTAGAAATGGGTACGGTGGCTCAGGGGCTAACTTAGATTATGCCGCAATAATTGGCTATCAAAACCTATACAATGCAAGTTCTACCGTTTCGTCGGTGACCTCAATAGGGTACCAGAACCTATACGCGTCTACAGGCAACTTAAATTATAATATTTCAATAGGTAGAGAAAATGGAAAGCTAACAACAACAGCGTTAAACAATTCTATATATCTAGGATATAGACAAGGGTACTCTATAGGAGTAGATGAGGCTGCACCGTACCGACTAGCTATTGGAATGTATCAAAATAACCCTTTGATTTACGGAGAGTTTGACAATGCAATAGTGAAAATAAACGGAGACTTTGAAGGCACTGGGAAGGTGACAGTAGGTGATAATGTAGAGGGGAACGCTGTTAATATAGCTGGCTATGATAGTGAGAACGATTTAACACGGGTTTCAATAGGAACGGGCTTAAGTTTAACGACTGGCACATTGAATGCAACGGCTACCACAAGTGCCGCAAGAGTTCAAACGTTCAATTACACCTTATCAAGTGCCGATATACTATATGATAACCTATCATTCTTAGCATTGACATGGGAGACTGGGGATGTAGATGCAGACGTATCACTTAATCGTATAACGGCAGACGTTACAGGGTACTATAGAGTAACTTTAAATGGTCAGGTATTTAACAATGCAGGAACACAGAATAGCGTTTATGTGAGACTAAAAAAGAACGCAACTAGTATGGCGGAATATGAGGCTCTTGTATCAATGGGAGTAGATGAATATTACCCAATTAATTTTACGGATGTTATATTATTGACGGCTGGGCAGTACATAACTTTAGAGGCGAGAAGGGGAGTATCTACGAAGTCAGTTTATATCGACGAGATGTATTTAACTATGGAAAAAATATAATGATATTAAATACAATATAAATAGACATAAATAATACTAACCTATTTTGTGAAAAATTAAAGATAAAAGATGGCAGCAACGAAGTATAACTTTCCAAATCACATCAAGGGCGACACATTCCTTGCTCAATCTTTTATTTTTAAAAAAAATGCGGTAGCAATTGATCTAACGGGCGGTTCATTTAGAATGATGATTAAAAAGCACAAAAGAGATACTATTGCCGCAGTTTCACTAACCGATGGTTCGGGCATTACTGTTACGGATGCAGTCAATGGAGTTTGGGAAATCGATGATCAAGTAATAGATATTGATGAAGGTAAATATTACTATGATGTAGAATATACCTACCCATCGGGGATCATAGCAACCTATTTAAGTGGATTTATTGAAATCATTCAAGACATAACAAATTAAATATGGCTGATACAATTTTAGTAGAGGTAACGGAATCGAATGAAGTCATTACGATAGAGATAGCCAGTGAAGATTTAGGTTTATATGCATTGAAAACAGAGGCAATACTGAATGAAAGGGTTTTTGTTACTCAAGCAAACCATGCCAAAACGTTAGGTGGAACAATAGATTCAAATAAGGAATACTTTTTAGATGGAATTATAGACATGGGAAGTACATCCATTGAAATACCTAGCGGTGGCATTTACATCAAAGGCTATAACTTTGACATATCGGGGCTAGTTTCATCGGCAAATAATTATACATTATTCACTTCAGAAATTGGAGGTTCGGGCAATGTATTATTTTCGGATTTTCATGTTGATATATCGGGTACCAATTCAAAGGTTTATGACATTGTTGGAGATTCGGGATTTGAAGCAATAGAAGTAAATAGACTAAATTTTAACAATTGTACATCTCTAGGAGAAATCAACACATATAGACAAGGTTTAGAAACTGGAACTGGACGGTTTGGCGGCACACCTAATTTGATATTGTCAGGAACGTGGTTAGGCGGTTACTTTATTGATACTTCTATTGTTAGAAGTTTAGTAGATGGCTCATATGCATTATTTGAGGAAGGTACTAGTTTTTTAATGTCATCAAGATTTAGAACTAATATGAATGTTGATCTAAATTCAACAATTTCATTACTTGATTTTGTGGCGGCTAATTTTGTAAATCCTAATACATTACAATTAACTGAATGTATCGTAACAAGGAACGGAATCGCAGATGCCTCAGATGCTACTTTAGTCCCTAATATAACACAAAAGGAATTACCCTCTAAGTGGGAAAAAAATGTTGGATTGCCCAATACTTTTGTAGGTGGGTTATCATCATTAGGAGCAGAAATAGAAACGACAATAAATACCCAAAACGTTTATGAAAACATGCTAGGTACTTTTGTCTTTTCTGATTTGCAGCATTTTGACAATCCTAGTCTTTCCCAAATTAGACATTTGGGAGATAACCCAATTGAGTTTACCGTTAATTTTAATTTTGTATTGGAAGGTACAAAAAATGAGGAATACGAAATAGCCCTTGTAAAAAATGATGGTTCAGATACCGTGATTTATGAATTGGTAAGAGTAATTAATTCGTTGCAGGGGAATAGAGATATTGCCTATTTTTCTGGACGGGCAAATGTAACGCTTAATCAGGATGAATATTTATTTTGGAAAGTAAGAAATACAACAGGCTCACAAAATTGCACATTAGAATTGGATAGCAATTGGGAGGTTACGAAAAGATAGATGGGCTAATAAGATGTTTTTTAGTAAAACACCCTTTATTTATTAAAAATATCTCAAAAGAATTAATGAACATGGAGGAATTAGGATTGCCCATTTGGGTTTTGGCGGCAGCTTTCTTGTTGAATGCCTTTAAAGGGTATTTGCCATCAATTGTTGCAATGAAAAATGATAAATTAGGAATTGCGGCATGTAATAATAAATGTGATGAATTGGCGAAACAATTAGAGGAGTTAAAAACGGAATGCATTTTAGTAAATGAGAAGTACCACGAAGTAAATAGCAAATATTATATGTTGCTAGGTTCAATGTCGGTAATCAAAACAAAATTAAAAGAAATTGGATTTGATGATGTTACAAATATAATTGGAAATAATGAATAATGAAACGGATGTTTTGGTATGGGCACATAGACAAGTTGTTTTAATAGCAAAGAAGTTTTCCGCTAGGGGAGATAACGCTATTTATTTCAATGACTTTCAGCACATGGAAGTCGGAAAGGGTTATGCCATTCCCGAGCCTAAAAGTTCAACAGGTGGGGGGATTATGACATTGATACAAAGAACAAAAAAAGAAATGGTTATTGATTACCAATTTGCTAAAGGATCGATTTTAGAAATTCATCATCATCCCGACTTTATCGAAAATTTTGAAATTCATAGCGGTTCTATGATCGATGAAGTCCATAATGTAATAAGATCAAAGGGAGATAGATTTGAAATACTTCCTTTTGTTCCCCATCAATGGAGGTGCTTAGAAGATTCAAAAATGGTGATTAGATGTTCAAGGATTTAGATTTTAACTATAATAAATACCAACATTAATTAAGCCGACCTATTTTTGGGTTCAAAGGATAAGAAAATTTACATAAAAAAAATAAAAAGACTATGGGATTTAACGATGAATATTCACCAACTTGCGCCACGGATTGCGATGATCAATTATTAGCACCGGTTGGAAATACCCATTGCCCAACAGATGCAACGGTAGAACTGGCACAAATAAATGTCTTACATTTTGATGAAAAGGACACTTCAACCCCTGGCAGTCCAAAGAATCCAATTCTTACATATACGGCAGGAGGAGATAATTCTACAGTGATCACAACATGGAGGGGCACCCATGATAATACCACAGCATCGAAGATAAGAACCTATGTAGGAACGGGAGAAAAACCCGAACCAAACGAAACGGAAGTCGAATTGCATAAGGGTATCAAATATACAATAGGCTCAAGGCATGTTTTGGTATATACAATTAACGTTATCGATGCAGCCACTTATACAGCCCTTAGAACCATGCAAGGGTGTAAAGGACAGTACCACATATGGTATGCCACTGACACCTATTTATATGGTGCTGACAAGGGTATTCTCGTTGATGTAGAGAAGGTTGTTTTTCCAAAGTCGGGAGGTAGGACTGATATATCTAAGTGCATCGTTACATTGGCATGGAACGCAAAAACTGACCCGATTAGAGACGTATTACCTTACGATGTAGTAACGGCATAATTCAAACATAATTCAAACATAATAAAACATAAAACACATGGAGCATTACATTCATATAAAAACAAAGAAAACCGTTAGTTTAACCAAATTAGGATTTAGTAGATTGTCTCCTAAGAATCAAAAACTTTTGAAGCCAAAAAGACAGCCAAAAAAGCCAAATGTTTTGAAGTAGAAGCAGTGGGAAATTGAAAAATTTAAAATAGAAAATAAATGAAGGTTAAGAATTTAAAATTGGGTACTGAAATGACAATGACCAAAATAGAATTTGATCAATGTAGAGAAAACGGTGTTGCCTTAATCAACCTTGATAAAAAAGAAATAAAAAAGCCATCAATATTGCAATCAAAGATGGATAAAGAATAAACAAATTTTAAGCAGATGAAATTGGAGTTATTAGCGGATATTCTCGAAACAACCGCCACGGAGTTAGCAAGTACTTTAAAACTTGAAGATGGGACGGAAGAAGTTTCGCCCGAAATCGCAGAACTAGAAATATATGAGCAATTAAGCGCCGCAAAGTTGAAAGCCAAGAGGACCTATGTAAAAGAGGGCGAAGGGAAAGCGGAAAGATTATTCAAACAAAGTGCCGAAACTAAGTTTAGAGAGCTTGGAATTGAAGGTGAGAAATATGATGATTTTTTTGGCAACCTATCTACCGCTTTAGAAGCAAAACCAAATGGTGATGATAAGGAAACGATGCGAATTAATGCCGCATTAAAACAAGAATTGGAAGCATTGAAAACTTCGGTATCTGCTAGGGATGCCAAAGAGATTGAAGCAACGAAAGCAACCAAGACTAGAAATTTGGTTTTGAGTAGTATTTCTACGGTCATGGATGGATTTACATTTCCTTCTTTACGATCAAAGGAAATAGCCATTGATAATTTCATAAGTGAAAACAAATTTACCATTGATGGTACAGATGTTTACCTTGAGAAAAACGGCTCTCCAATTTCTAAGTTTAACAATGAAGCAAAGGAGCATTTTTCATTATTCGGAACAGTAAAAGAAGGCGAAAGAAAACCTAAAGTTCCCAAAGTGGGAACACCCGAATATAATGGAGATTTGAGCGAATTAAATAAACAATTTATTAATGCGCCTACCCTTGAAGCGAGAACAGCAATCAAGGCTAAAATCCAAGCCCACTTAGATTCTAAAAAGTAAGCGATTTAGAGTATTAAATTATTTAAAAATCAGAAAAAAAATAGAGAATTATGGCTTTTACAGCAGGAGTATTTACACCAACGGCAATTGGTGCATCTTTAATAAGTGAAATGGATTTGCTTACCACGTCGAGGATGTCGGAAATGAAGCAAGAAATTATTGCAGGGCAAGCAATATTACAACATCAAGACCCACAAATTTTGACTCAGGGATTTGGAGAATCTTGTATCAATGCAAAAGTTTTCGCCATGCGGAGTGCATCGCTTGAAGCGGCAGATACCACATTGGCATGTGCGGTTGCAACGGGACCAGAAGCAGGCTCGGAAACATTGACATTAACCAAGGCACTTTTAACTAAACCACAAAGGTTTACGATCAAGGATATCCAATGTAAGAATGAAGCGGACTTTGGTACACAAAAAGGGTATCTTGGAATGAAAGCTAAGATCGGCTTAGAGGTTGCTTTATCTCAAGCAATGGTAGCATTGGCAGCTACGGGATTAGATGTTCCAATAGCCGCAGACTTTGAAACGACGGGAGTGGTGAATGGGTCTGTTTATGAAATCCAAGACCAAAATCTAACAAGTTCAGTACTTGCGGATTTGGAATGGGTAGGAAAGGCAAAGGATTTGAATGACCCGATTATCATAAATGGTAGAAACTTTTATAATGCCCAAATCTTGGAGCAGTATGCATCAACTGGATGCTGTACGAATGATGCCATTTTGAATAAAAACCAGACTTTCCAAGTGTATTGGGATGCTAAAAATGTTGATAGCATTTTGGGTTCCGGCTCAACTTTGATGGTTGATAAAAATTCAATGATATTTTGGTCGCAACCAGCTTACTCTAACTTGGGTATGGATACGGCAATGACATTAGGTAAGGAATCGGGAGATCGTTACCACTGGGTAGAAACATTACCTAGAATGCAATATTTCGCAAACGGTTCAATGCAGCCAATTTATGTTGATGTTAGGGCGGAAAGAAGTTGTGTCAAGGATTCTCTTGGAGTATCAAGGGATCAATGGAAATTCGAGTATATGTTATTCGGAGCCAATACCTTGAATCTTGAAAACCAAGATGGTAACAATGGCATTTACAAGGTCTTGAAAGTAGCCAATGTTTAGAATGTAAAAAAGGGAGGTTACAAATATCTAATAATTAAGAAAGGGTGTGATAATATCATACCCTTTTTTCATAAAAAAAACTAAATGGATTGCTTACAAAACATTATTGGAATCATCGAGACCCCAACGGCAGAATTGCCCAATATAACAACTTCGGATAGTGGACTTTGGCTTGAAGACACAAGTACGGGAAGAGTGCCCGTTAAGGCGGCATTTTACAACGATTCGGCAAGGATAACATCAATCATACCCGATGCAATAAAAGAGGCTTTAAAAGGGCTTATGATAAGTTCCGACAATGTAATGTCAAGGATTTATACTCAAAATCATTCCACTATTGGATTTATAAATGATTGGACGGGATATCTTACATCAAATGAAGGCTTTTATTATCAGTGGATTAATCCAAAGAATATCAAAGGGGGATTAATTACAATTAAAGAAATTACCATTTATACTGATATGGGAACTCACATTGGACAAATTGATGTCTATAAGGGAACATCCGTTTTGTATACTGGATTACAAAGTTCATTTGTACCAATAACTACCGATTTGAATGAACCTATTTTTATTGCTTACAAAGGCGATGCCCCAAGGGATTTTGCCCATACGGCATGTTGTGGAAGATTCCCTACTCATTCGGGTTATGTTTCAATAGGAGGCGGTACCGTTGATGCTTTAGTAAATCTTCCGACAAATGACCAAGATTTCCCAATAAGTAATTACTGTTATGGAATCGAGGTTAAATGTACTTTTGATTGCGATCCATGGTCTTTTTTGTGTGGGTTAGATTATACACGTACTTCTTTTGGAGTTGTGTTTTCCAAGTTAGTTCAGCAAATAGCTAGAAAAAATATTATCTATTGGTTATTAACCAACAACAAACAAAATTCCTATTCCATTTGTAAGGAGGAGGATTTGAGGGGAATTCTAGTTTTCCTTACTCAAGATATAGAGGAAATGCTAGAATATTTACCCGAAAATTATGACCATTCAGATTGCTACAGATGTGAGGGTATTTATAAATCTGAAATTTATATATAATGGCTGATAATGTAGAAAAAATCATACTGGATGATAGTCAGATACTTGGCGCATTGGATAGAATCATCAAGCTAACAAAGGATGCGGAAGCCTCTTGGCAAAAATACAATGAAACGGTGTCCGATAGTGCAAGAGAATCCAGTAAAGGATTGCGGGCAAGTATTGAGGATGTTATCGAGAAACTGAACGACCAATCAGAGAACCAAAGGAAGAACATGAAAGCCACCGAGGACGGCATAAAAAGTTCAAATAAATGGGGGATTTCACTTGATGGGGTTTCCGACAAATTAACTGACTACAAAAACAAATTAATTGAGGTAAAAAACAAAATGTCTATTTTTGGAAATAGTACATCCAACTCCGCAAAGGGATTGACTTCATTAACAAGAAATTTTGGTGGAGCAAAAAAGGCTATGGTTGGATTTGCTAGTGGCTTAAAACTTGTAGGTCGAGCAATCGCCTTAAGTGGTATTGGATTGTTGGTAATCGCATTGGCTGCGGTGGCTTATAATTTAAAACAAACGAAAGAGGGAACCGACTTAATAAAAAAGGGATTTATTGCAGTAGGCGCAACCATTAATGTATTACTGGAAAGATTCAGTAATTTTGGGGGTGCTATGATTAAATTATTCAAAGGAGATTTCCAAGGGGCAGTGGATGGAATAAAAGAATCCGTAGCTGGAATCGGGGATGCTATTAGTAAAGAAATTGATGTTCTAACCGACATAATGAAAAGAACAGAAGCCTTGATAGTATCTCAAAGAAAACTAACTAAGGAAATGATAGTTAGAAACAATCAAATAAAAATATTAAGAGAGGAGGAAGAAAAATCGAATACCACATCAAAAAGACGAATTGAAATTTTAAAAGAAATAGCAAAAACGGAAAACGAATTAAATAATTTGGCTACGGAAAATGCATCCGAGCAATTGCAATTGTTAGAAGATGGAAACAAGTCAATTGAGGAGAAAGCAAATGCGGAAAATGACTTAATAAATATAGCATGGGAAGGGATTCAAACCCAACGACAAATAGCAAATGAGATACAAGAAATCCGAGATAACGACAGAAAGGAATTTTTAAAAAAGAAAGCGGAAGAAGAAAAGGAGAGACTGGAAGCGTTGGCTCAAGGAAAGAAACTTTGGAAGCAATTAGCAGAAATCGGAATCGCCAATAAAAGTATTTCCAAAGAGGGGGCTTTCCAGTTCACTACGGACAAACAAATCAAGGCACTCGATGAAATAATGGAAACTTTAATTACCATTCAGCGAATAACGGGCAAAGATATGTCTATTGGTTTTAAGTTGGCTCAAGATTCCATAGATAAATTGGAATTCAATCGAGAAAATAGAGCCTTAGATTTAGAGTTGGAAGCGAACCTTAAAATTGATGCTAAAAAGATTGATGTAGAATTAACGGATGATACCGATTTTGATCTAACGGAAGTAAAGTGGTTTGAGGGAGTAGATGATTTTGAGAAATTATTTCAAACAAGCCTCGATGAACTTTTCGGACAAAAGAACGGGAAGAAGGCAAGGGAATTTTTTAGCGGATTAGGTTCTTTACTTTCCGAATTCGGACAAATTGCCAATGAAGCAAATGCCATCCAAATTGATGCTATTGATAAACAATTAGACAGACTAGGAGAAAAGAGGGAGGAATTACAATCTGAATTGGATGGGGAATTGGAAGATCAAGCAAAAGGACTTGCTAACAATGTAGGTAATAAGCAAGAGGAAGTGGATAACATTTTAGCGGAGGAAGCTAGATTACAGCAAGAAAAGGATAAAATACAAGCGGAAGCCCAAAGGCGGCAATTATTATTTGATACAGCACAACAGACCCAAAGTTTTATAACAAGTGCAATCAATATAATAAAAGGATTTTCTAACATCCCAATATTTGGTTTACCTTTGGGTATTGCCGCAGTAGGAACCATGGCTGCATTTTTTGCGAAAACAAAAGTTGATGCATTCAAAGCAACAAAATTATCAAAAGGAGCTCAAAGGATAGATGATCATTTTGGATTTGGCGATAGACACGGAGACACGGATTTGGAAGGAAGGGGAGAAGGATATGAGTTAGTAAGTAGGCGAACTGGAAAAAGAACCAATACTGTTATTAGTGGTAGGGAAATGCTATTGCCCGAGGATATTAGTTTATCAAATGAACAATTTTTTAATTCTATGAGAAATGGGCTATATAATGGAATCGATTTGAATGAGGCTGTAGCCTTTTATATGAACCAACCGAGTGCTAATACTAGACAAGGCTCAAGTATCGGCAGATCGAAAGTAAACCATATTGATCAAAGAAAAAATGGAGAATATAGACAGTATATTCCATTCACAGATAAAAAGGGAGTGCAAAAAGCCGTATTGGTAACAATCAAACCGAATGATGCCAATGGGAATATTGTAATTTTTGAAGAATAATTAAACAATTGAAGTATGAGTAAATTAAGTAAATTTTTAATGTTGATTACGGTGATTCTAATGACACCATTTTTGGTTGCGGCTCAGATAGAGGGAATACCAATAGTGGATTCCATTCTAAATGCTGAAAGTTGGACCGAAATTTTAGGGCTTTATGATGCAATTATGATCGCCTTTACTTTATTGGTAACCCAGCTTGGGAAATACATCCCAATAATCAAAACCATTCCTAGTAAATGGAAGGCAATTGTCGTTACCGTTATCGTGGTAATTGCAGGAATTTTATTGTTTGGGGTTCAGTCGTTAGTCAGTCCAATTGTAATATGGGCGGTCGCGACAATGTTATATGATAAATTTGTAAAGACCGAGGAAATTAAATAAAAAAGTTTCATTTGTTTTATGCCCTTATCGATTCATTTCGGTAGGGGTTTTTTATTTTATTTCATATTTCTTATCACAAATTGAAACTATTTTTATCACAACTTAGTTATATAAGTATACAACATTAATTAACACATAAAAAAAAACAAAATGGGAAACATGAGTCATTGTAGATTTGAGAATACAGAAAGAGATTTGGAAGATTGTCTAAATGTAATACATGGAGGATGCGAGGAATTGAGTGAAATAGAATATGGTTCAGCATTAGAAATGATGAGATCAATATTAGAAATTGCAGATGAGTACAACGATATACATGGCGATTTAAGTGATGATGGAATTGAGGAATTCTTACAAAATAAAGGCATAACAAAAGAGTGATTTTTTAACCTATAAATAACAACAAATGAAAATTTTATCAGAAATATGCCTATCAAGTTTTGATTTTTGGAGTGGAGCAAAAGACCACAACTTTACATATAACGAATTGAAACGCATTACGAAAGTACATGAATCAAATGAAGTTGATGGTAGCCCAACAACAGAAAAACAAATAAATGATTTATTTTGGTTTGACGAGGAGTCTGTATGTGAAATGATCGGGCTTGATCATGATGAATATTTAGCAAGATAAAAAGCGAGTAAACCAATTACATATTTTTACGTTTGGCTATGTGCTGAACGAGGAACGAGTATGGCATATAGGTAGTGTTATATGCTTTTTATTAACAGATTAAAATAAAATTAAAATGAAACAATTATTTGTAAACGGAAATGCTACTACTTTGTTTTTTAGCAAAGATTCTAGTTTTGATGATATATTTGAATGGGTACAAGAAAAAGCTATGTTTGATTCTCAGAATATATTTAATTTGAACGAGCAACACTCTTGTGGAGTTAGTAATTCGATAGGTGGAATGCGCATATGTGGTGATGAGGATTTGAAAGAAATAACAGTTGAAAATATAACACCAATACTGTAATTGCATATAACGGCTAACGCTATGCGTTGATTATTTACGGATAAAAAGAACGAAATTATGATAACAAAAAGTGATATTAAGATAGTAGAAGCTATCAAAAAAGACATTGATAAAAAAGCAATGACCAATGAAAAAAAAATATATT